GAATGAAGGGATGAATCCCTCATAGAAGGATGCTAGGCGCATCCCTCCAGGAGAGAATCAAGCTACGATTTCGTTAACTGTCTTGGCTGCTGTGCCATGAGCCTTGAAGGCTACGACACAAGTCCGCTCAGCCTGGGCGCAGAGGCCACACTCAGCACACGATACCTCTCGTTCCTGCGCTGGACAGACCACAACGCGAACGCCGCGTGGTGTATGGGTAGGCGTTGGCTGGTCATTCCGTACGACCGCAACGGCAGGTAACCCCAAGGCCACGGCAGCGTCAGCGTCATGCAGCGATTCCGTTGAGACGTTGACAGTGAAACCCTGGCTATTAGCACGTTTGAGGATCGGAACGTTGTGATTGTTGAGAGCATGATGGGTGTAAGTGTAGCCACGGCGGCCAGTGTTAGCAACTACAAGGTGAGCAACCTTTGCATGATCAAGGTCTCCCAATACATGCGGCAGGTCGCCGGCTTGGTTGTGTCTCCATAGCTGACGATCAGGGAGAGTCTGAACAAAGTCACAGAGACCTTGCCAATCTGTCCCTCGCTCGCCGTTGCTGACCTTGCGCCAGTGCAGAGCCAATGGCCCTGACTTGGCATAGCAGCCCTTGCCTATGAATGGGCATGATGGTGGACATGATGAGGATTCTGTCGTGGTGACAGGTATCGGGCCGGTCTTCTTGTTGGAAGACTTGACGGTAATGTGGACTCTCATGCGATCAAAGCGAACTGAAGGATAATGAAGCCAGCCCCTGCCATGAGCAGGAGGAGACTGACTGATGGCACTGTAGAGCAGGCAGCGGCTGCAAAGGTGAGGGCTGCAATGAATGTTAACATTGGATCAAGCAGGATCTGCTAAATAGCTGGAAACGTCGCTGTTGTTGCTGATGTAGTCGTACACATCAAACAGGTCATCAAAGAGATCACCCATCTGATCGCCGCAGCCGTCACGCAATGCGTAGGCTCGATCGCCATCCTCATTGGTCTCATGAGTCAGGCAACAAGGAGTGCAAGAGAGCAGAGCCTCGTTGAGTTGGTTGAAGGTGAATTTGGTGGTGTTCATAGTGTGGTGGCAATGAACTGGTGGAATGAGGTTTGCTTACCGGCTGGCGTGCCGTGCCTCAATGATAGCTGTTGTGTCAAGTCAGAGCGTGTCATGACTGACGGTAGCGAGTGAGTGTGACCGGTGGCGTTCCGGTTCTCATCTCGTTGCAAGCAACCTACATCCGACCGGACCATCGTGCCATCACCTTGTGACACTTGTCCATGTGGTCGCGGACAGATCGCGAGAGATACACGATCGCATGCACGTGCGCGTTACATATATGCCCCTGTTCCGTGCCAAATGTACCGCCATGTACCCTCAGTGTGCCAATCCAGCAGCCGGCACGGGGGGTAGCCGCGATCCGGCGCTATATAGAATAGGCTTGACAAAATTATGTCAAAATTTAAGGCTGTTCAAAGCACCTAGCAGCGTCTTCTGTAGGGATAAGAACCCTACTAACCCTACCACCCTCCAGATACTCAATCATATAGACCTCAGGGGCGATCTCAACGCCCCCTACAATAAACAAAGACAACAAAAGAGTACACATAATCAGCACCACATAGCTTCATAGACAGCAGGCATAGCATCATGAATAAGATTCTTACAACCTTCAGCAATCGTACGATGCTCTAGCTGGGTCTCAGGAGACGCTCTAAGGTCGATGTAATGTAACCAAGACCTAATCGTACCATTCATGTACAAAGTCGTCTCTGAGCCGATAGGAAGGACGTCTCGTGCACATTCCTTAGCAATACCAGCATCAATCATCTTGTCATACAATCCATGCATTTTTTTATACATGTCATTGATTTGATCTTGCCAAGCATATTGTTCAGCCAACGGTATATCATCAATACTGTTCTGCCTATTACTAACATCCTGTCTACGAAGCAGAGGAGGCAGAGGTAAAGATTGAACTTGTGAGTACCGTTGAGAGAACTCTTGGAATGAGAATGATCTGTGTCTAAGGATTTGAGCACTGATAGCTCTTGTTGTTTTGATTTCTACAACCATGTTAGCCATTTCAAACGGAGACCAATGCCTATGTTTGATAAGGTATTTAAGGAGACGGGGTGCTGTCTCAAGGTTGTTTTGGTTAGCAGGGTTGGATACTCTTGCACAGTATGCTATGAGTTCTTCTGCTTTAGGTGTAATGGAAATTAGTTTAGCGGTGTGCATATATGAGTATATATGATATATATGTGGTATCTAGTAGTCTTACTAGAGTAAGAAGAAAAAGAACTAATAGAGAAGATGGTTCAGTCGTTCCTCCTTCACCTCATCTTCCATTAGTAAAGGAGAGAGAAAGTTTGTCATCCCTCTCCTAATTGACCGCTTTTTCCACACACGAGGGCACCACTCCCCGTGTTATAGGGGCCTATTACCGTCATCTAATGTTAGAAACCCAGTTAGGTACTGAGTTTTTTGTCTTACCTCTAGCTTCTTGTCTTTGTTTGTATGTCATACCAAAAACCATGTGGTTAGCGGCTGACTGAGGGTCATCTTTCCAAGCTTGTTCTAGGTCTTTCCATTCTTCAAATTTACGTTTAGCGATCTCATGGTTAGCAGAGATAGCCATAGCATCTGTAAAGTATTTTACACCTTGTGCTAGGGAGTCAAGTCTGTCATCGTGTTTAACAGCGCCTTTCTCTCTGCACATGCGACTCATCTGATAGAAGAGCATATAGAGGAGACGTTCTTCTGGAGCAGCTTTTGGGTTTGAGTTATAGTCCCAATCGATGACAGCACGATCAATAACAAGGCGGTGTTGATTAAGGACAGGCTCAAGAGCATCGATGATACGATCTTCTTTCCTGACATTAGCGCGGACTTCTTCGATGTCAATGTTTTGTTTAGTTTGGATCAGGTGTTTTTTAAAGAGTTCAGCGACGATACCGTCACCAAAGTTAGTTTCAATAAGGAGTTTAGTCGTTTTAAATTTACGACAACCTCTTAGAATGTCCAGGAGTGTATTGTCACTGTACCCGTCTCTGTAAGCTCGCATTTCATGCACGTACAGGAAACCGTTGCGTTGGGAGATATAAGTCGCCGCTGTTTCATCTGTACCACGGCCCGACGGGTCAATGCTGCAGAGGCTCTCGGAGTAAGAATCCCAGGATCCTTGGTGCTGCATTGGAGAGTAGAAATAATCTCCAGGTAATCCGACTGTTGGAGCGTCCTTGATAATGTTTTGGGGGTCGCTACACCAGATGATGGATTCAGGAGCAGTAGTAGGATTGACAGAGGTGACAATAAGGTCAGCCATTTTAAGTGGGAACTTCTCGGCATCACTAAGAGTTGTGTCAAGCATGAACTGCAACATAAAGTTGCTGCGTCCCATTGCTGCTTCACGTTCAATAAGGTCATCATTACTAAATCTGTCAGGGTCAGTTACTTCCCAGGGTTCAGCACCGTTATCAATATCTTCTACAAGCTGTGGGGCTAGTAGACCTTCGTAGTTAGCGAGTTTCTTAGGATAACGGGAGGGCCAAACAAATGGTCTGTAGTTACGTTCAGCAAGCTTACGATAGATTGTAAACGTAGTTTGAGGAGTCCCTAGAAACATAATTCTAGAGTCTGCGTTAGGTGTTAGGATTGATTCAGTTTCAGTACAGAGTTGTAATAATTTCTCCCGCATGAGTTCCGTCATTGAGTTGCCAGGAACTTCTATGTCGTCAAGAATCATAAGGTCAGCGCGGCTACCAGTAAGCTGACCAGTAATGCCAACAGACTTGACCGAAGGAGCTTGGTGAGGTTTAGCCGGTCCCACGTCGAAGGATACTCTGGACCATCTTTGGTCATCTGATTTAGGTTTTAGGTGTGCAAGCCATTCTACCTCAAGGATAAGGCGTTGACAAAAGATTGAGAAGGAGTCTGCTCTATCCTTAGATGCAGATACTACCATGATCTTTTTATCAGCGTTATTAAAGAGTGTCCATAGAACAAATGCTGCTGTGATCCAGCTTTTACCTACACCACGGAAGGCTTGGATTTGTAATCGTTTAGGGCCATGCTGAAGGTATTCTGCGATGCAGAGTTGAGCACGGGTTGGTTGTGGAAGTTTGAGGTGAGCCCAGACAGCAGTAAGAAAGTATCTAAAGTCTGATCTAAGGTTAGCTTCAAGAGAGTCTGTATGCATTCTATATGCCTTTGTAAGGGGCCTCTAGGGTGTGTTAGGTAGGATTCCACCCTAGAGGAGTTTAAGAGGGGTTCTAGAGGCTTCTAGAGGGTAGCATTAACGACGATCGTAGCTGCTTTTGAACGTACCGCTGCTAAAAGCTCTTTTACGTTCTGCTGCTTTGGCCTCACTCCGGTTTTTTTCTAAACCACGTTGCCTAGCTCGTGCTGCTCTGCTTTGTGAAGTAGAGGAACTGCGACGGTTTTGAGCCCGCGAACGCCTTGGCGCTGATGCTGTTGTTCTAGATGGAGAGGATTGAAACCTACGTCCAGATACACGAGAAGAGCTAGCACCTTTCTTTTCAGTCATCCCTTCAGGAGAGGCTGCTTTTTCTCGATTAGCTTTTTCTTCAGCAGTAAGCCTACTTCCTAAAGAAGCGCCGTTAACTGTTTGATTAGGACGGGTAGTGGTAGTAGGTGTAGATTTAGCAGGCTTAGACTTGTTGCCGCCCTTAGCAACAGGTTTGCGAGCAGTCTTAGCTGCAGCGCGGAAAGTCTCGACGTTAGCTTTACGCTGAGCGGGAGTCATTGCGCTGTACTTCTTCTTCATCTGAGCAAGAGTCATGCCAGTGAATGGGTTACGTGCAGCCTTGAGTTTACCAGCCGCGTCTTTAGAAGATCCGATTGCCATAGTTGTTACTTAATGTGCGAAATAATTAGTTGTTCACGTTGAGGATGCGTACCGAATGTTTCACGCATCCAACTTAGCCAGTTGTTGCTTCCTTTGTCCTGATTACAATGGGTACAAGCGGA